ATGATCTATCTGCGCGGCACCACCTGGTTCATGCGACGGCGGCGACCCAAGCGCTATGCCGCGGTCGATCCTCGCGAGATCCTCAACATCAGCCTGGCGACCGACAGCGAGAGCGTGGCGCGCGAGAAGGAATCGGCAGTCTGGGGAGAGCTGATCGAGGGCTGGGAGGCGAAGCTCGCCGGCCGTGATGGCGATGCCGAGGCGCGCTACCAGGCCGCCCGCGACCTGGCACAGCAGCGCGGCTTCCGTTTCCGGCGGATTGAGGAGGTAGCTAAGATGCCGACGGACGAGATCCTCGATCGGGTCGAGGCGATCTCCGAGGTGAAGGGTGAGCCAGACGCGATGGAGGCGGCCGCGCTTCTAGGCACAGCCCGGCCGCCGGCGCTGACCATCAGCCGCACACTCGAAGCGTATTGGACGCTGGCCCGCGACAAGACGCTGGGCAAGTCGACCGATCAGCTGCGGCGCTGGCGCAATCCCCATATCAAAGCGATCCGCAACCTGATCGGCGTCGTCGGTGATGTCGAGCTAGAGCGCCTGACGCCTGACGATATGCAGGACTTCCGAGATTGGTGGATCGACAAGGTCGAGGAGGGCGACGTGATCCCCGCCTCGGCGAACAAGGACTTCACCTATGTCGGCGCGGTGCTGCGCCTAGTGGCCGCCCGCAAACGCCTGGGCTTTGTGCCTCCGACCCCGGAGCCGATCAAGGCGGGGCGTCAGAACACACGGCTACCCTTCTCAGTGGACTGGATCCGCGACAAGATCATCCCCGGCCTCGGTGGGTTGAACAGCGAGCGCGCGCGATCGTCCTGGTGATGGTCAACACTGGCATGCGGCCGAGCGAAATCGCCAACCTGGGCGGCGACCGGATCCAGCTCGAAGGTAACATCCCGCATGTCCAGGTGCGGCCCGTGGGGCGTCAGCTGAAGAACGATGTCTCTGAGCGTGACGTGCCTCTCGTTGGCGTCTCGCTCGAGGCCATGCGCGGCTGCCCGGAGGGCTTCCCGCGGTATCTCGACAAGGCGGGCCTGTCGGCGACCGTGAACAAGTACCTGCGGGAGAACGGCCTATCCGAGACGCCGCGCCACACGCTCTACGGTCTGCGGCATTCGGTCGAGGATCGCTTGTTGATCGCAGGGGTGGATGAGCGTGTGCGCCGCGACATCCTTGGCCACAGCCTCAACCGGCAGCGCTACGGCGACGGGGGCGGTCTGCCGATGAAGCTCGAGGCACTGCAGCGGATCGCGCTCTAAGCGGGGTTCATGCTGCGCACGAGCTCGAGCACGGCTTGCCGCTTATCATCCGGTACCGCCAGTATGGCGCGCAGCAGCTCCGCAGTTTCGCGGTCGATGACCGGCTCGGCCTGAGAGGTGGCCTGCTCCCCATTGTCGTAGAAATAGGTTACCGGCAGATCCAGTGCTTGGGCGATGTCCCATAGCCGCGAGGCAGACACCCGGTTCGCGCCAGTTTCGTACTTCTGGATCTGCTGAAACTTGCAGCCAGCGGCATCGCCTAGCTGCTGTTGCGTGATACCCCGGAGCCAACGGCCTTGGCGGATCCGCGAGCCAACAAGTTTATCGATAGGGTGGGGCATTGAGAATCTCCCGGTGGGCGTAGAACGAAGCTGCGCCTTATCGCGTGCCGATTGAGTGCTCACCAGCGCGCGAAGATGCAATTCCGTATAGATATGCAGACCTGCCGCCACGTCCCATGTCGGGTTAGAGGCCCGAACGACATCGTGAAGCCTGCGGTAGGACCGTTGATACAGGCCGCTTCAGCGGATCGCCCTCTGAGCCGCGTCGAGCTCGTCACGCAGTCGGTTGATGACGGGGATGTAATCTTCGCCGCCTGGTGCCTCTGCGATGCGCTCGACTTTCAACAGCGCGGCCTCGATGCGCGCCGCGCGGGCTTCGATCGGTGAAGGGCGGCGGATGGCGGGCATTTAGAACCGCACCTCGATCAGCTGTGCGACACCGCAGATGATCAGCACCCACAGGCCGATCCCGATCGGGACGGCGAGGAAGGCGCTGGTGCCAAGTGCGATCCGCCTGCGGCTCATGCCCGGGTGCCCTTGTCGATGAGCTTCATCCGCGCCTTCTCCACGCCCAAAGCCTTGCGGCCTTGGGCCACGATCACTGGGGCGATCATGAGCGGGAACAGCATCGATCCCACGACCTGAAGCGGGGTGCTGTCGATCAGCAGGCCGGGGCCGTAGGAGATGACGGCCATCAGGGCCGTCGTTCTGATGCTGCCTGGCAGGACGCGGCGCCTCGATGGCCAGTCGAGAACAAGCGAGATCTTCAGTTCGTTCGCCATTTGAAACTCCTTCTTCTCTCTAGGCTGAGGGTACGGGTTGGGCTTTGTCTGGCTGGGCGATGCTCTATGCCGCTCCTCGACGCGCATGCGCCCATTCGAGGAAGGGCTGACGCGGGCCGTAGATGCTCAACCATTGCAGGAGGAGCATCTGACGCTGTGCTTCCCAGATGGCGGCGACCTCGGGGTCCGTGCCGTCGACAAGGTCGGCCAGCATGGCTTTGGCTTCGGTCGTGCGGCCCGACTGCAGTGTCTCAAGCGCCTGCTCGATGCCGCTTTCGAGGCGGGCCACCTCGTTGAAACACAGGCAGGGTGTGCAGGGGCAGGGGTCAGACATCATGCGTCCTCGCGGCAAGGTTGCAGTTGAGGATGATAGGAGCCGCAACTAACGTCAGGTGCAGGCCGCACGCCACAAACGTGCGACCTGCCACACCCCCTACGCTTTGCAGGACTGCAGGAGGCATGTTCAGAATGAGAGAGAGCAGATGCGCGAAACCACCGACGCCACCCCGCCCGCCAGCGCTACCACCGGGGACCAGGGGAATGCCTCCGGGGATCAAGCCCCCGCGGCCAAAGTAGATCTTCAGCGGTTCGAGCTGCTGCGAAGCGCGCTCTACCATGAGGACCGCGAGGACTGGTACGGGCGCATCAGTCGCGTGACCACGTTCATTGTGCTGCTCTTGGGCAGTGGCGCGGTGGCGGCTTTCGGAGCCAGCTACGAGATCGTTGGCCAATTGGCCGGGCTGGCGATTGCCACGCTGTCCGGCGCTAGCCTGGTCTGGGACATGAGCGGTCGCATGCAGACCCATGCCGTGCTCAAGCGCCGGTTCTTCTGGCTGATGGCCGATCTTGAGCGAGGCCGCGCTCTTGAAGAAGTTACGGCCGAGGCAACCATGATCTATGCGGACGAGCCGCCGGCGATGTGCGCCGTCAATTCCGTGGCGCATAATCGAGCCGGCCGGAACACCTACGGCAGCGACTACGATCGCGTCGAGCTCCGCTGGTACCAGCGCCGGTTCCGACACTGGGCGGCCTTTCGAAGCCTCGAGGAGCCTCAGGCCAAAGCAGCTGCCTAAGGCGATCATGGCGCGATCTCCCGTGTCAGCAGGCCGGGCAGATCCGTCAAAAGCGATAGGGCGAAGACTGCGATCGTGATGATCGCGGCGGCGCCCATGAAGGTGGCGAGGCCCGACATGATCCGGTATTCGAGCTTTCGCCTTCGGGCTGTGTCGCCGTCTTGACGCAGGCGGGAGCGGGTTGCGCGATGAGGCGAGTTACCGCCTTGATGGTTATGCGATCACGCTGCCGCGCGCGGTCGAGATCCTCGATCGACCCGGCGAGGGTCTCGATCTCGATGAGGGTAAGGCGATCTTGTGCCGACACGGGTGGGCGGGGTTCGTTCGCCGGGCGCGCCGGGCGAATGTGGCGAATGGCAGGAAGCGCGATCATGCTGCCGCCCCCGGCTGCTCGAGGTACAGACGTGCGGCATCTCGCACCATCTGGCTGGTAGACCAAAGCATCGCGATCGCGGCCGCCTGACGACGCAGATCCTCCGCCCCGATGAAGAGGGCCATCTGCGCCCATTCCAGCTGAGCGCGGCGGAGGTTGGGGTTGTGGTCAGGGTGAGGCCAGCCGCCGATCGCGCTGCGCGCGTCGATATGCCAATGCATCGCCGCGCCATCCGCATCGAAGCCGGGGACCTCGATCCCGTGCAGCGAGATGACGAAGCAGGACCGGCCGCTCATCGGCGGTGTCTGCCAGGTGCCGCCGGTCTCGATCACTTCGTTGGCGATCGCCTCGGTGCGCTCTTCAGGCGTCATGCGGTCGAGCGCGGTGACAAGCCGGGCGACGCGGTCGTGCAGTTCGGGGGGCATGGGGGGCTCCTCAATCGCGATGTCTGGGAAGGGCCGGGCGCAGGCGCCCAGCCAGAGGCTCAGCGCGCCGTGGCTTGCGCGAGGCGCGCCGCCAGCCAGACGAGACCGACGACCATCAGGTCGAGGATCAGGTCGATGAAGCCGGGCGCGACCATCTGCGCCGCGGTCAGCGTCAGCGCCGCGCTGGTGGTCCAGGCCAAGACGTGGCGGTGTAGCCAGTCCATCAGGTGTAGCTCGACAGCTTGAGACCGAGCTTGGTCGCGACCTTGTCGAGCACGGCCGTTTCCTTGTCGTCGATCGTGCCATCGGCTTCGGCGATGTCGAGCGCGGCCATCAGCACCAGCTCGGCATCGGGATCGGCCGCGACTTCCTCGATTTCGCGATAGAGGCCCATCTGCCCGACGCGCCCGCCATTGGCGCGGTCGATCATGCGGGTGATCGAGCCTTCGATCTCGCGCGCGGAGAAGGCGGTGTTCAGGATCTCATTGGCGGAGACGGCCTTGGCCATCGCCTCGATCTCGCTGTCTTCGATTCTGCCATCAGCGGCGGCGACCAGGGCGGAGGCGGCGCAGACCGCTTCGAGCATGTCGGTCTTGCCCTGCATGCGCTTGGCGCCGGAGGTGAGCTTGGTTTTCAGTGCTGCGAACAATGGAGGGTCTCCTCAGGTAGACCGTCGCGGAGTGCGGCGGACGAGGAGGAGTATTGCGAATATCGCAACACTAAGTCAATCGCAAATGTTGCGATAAGCGCATTCAGCTGCTTGTGGTAGTCTTGCGAAGGAGCTCAGCTATCAGGATGTAGTTGGCTCCGAAGGGCAAAAAGCCCGGCGCGATGCCGGGCTCATAGGTGATTTTATGCCATGAGCGTGTCACCGCATGGCGGGAGGTTCGATGCGGACGGTAGCACCCGAGGTATCTGCAGAGCCGCGTCTGCCGCGTTCTTGATCATAAATGACCACTTCTCGTCGACCACCTAGCGACAGAACAAGCCCTGTGATGAGGAATATCACCCCCAAGATGAATCCTATGATCGCAGCGGCAGCAGTGATCGCGCCGCCTGCCAACCCCGCACCGACCGCAGCCATGCCTTTGTCGGTATCGGGTGCAGTCCCGACAACTTCATTGAACGCAGCGCCCGAGATGAGCATTGCGGAAAGGGGCAGGAAGAAAACTGCGGCGCCCAGTGCCAGGAAGCCGCGTCCGAAGGCGCGTCGTATGGTAGGGGCAAAGGCACAGAGGCATGAGACTGCAGCAATTACTATGAGAGTGATACCTGTGGCGAGGCCGCTATCGGGGCCGCCGGAGGCGAATGAGGCAAGGGCAGGGGACAGGGCCAGCATCGTGGCGATGCCGAATGCAAAGCCTATGATGAGCCGCACCAGAAACCTAAAAAACTTCATACCTTACCTCCTACCCAAATCACTTTTCCAATGACCGAGACCTGATCTTCCGGCCATTCCTGCATCGGATAGGCATCCCGGTTGTCTGATATGATCGTGATGTGCCCTGGCTTGGCTGCGCGCGTGACGCGTTTGACATGCAGCGCTTCGCCGAAGCGTAATACAAAGAGGCCATCGTAGCTGAGATTGGTCTTGGATCGGTCCAGCATGACGACATCGTCGTCTTTCAGCGTAGGCTCCATGCTGTCGCCCTTGACGCTGATGATCGCCAAATTCTGCAGGCTGGCTCTGGTGACACGACGCAGATAGTCTTGGGGGAAGGCCAAGCTGAAGGCTATTGCCTCATAGTCGTCTACGTTGGCTCCGTGGCCCGCACTCGCCGCTACATCGTAGACCGGAACCAATGCATCCTCACGAGCTTCCGAGGCGAGGTCTGCGATCTCGAGCTTCGGTACCTTGTTTTCCGGCTCCTCCGACTGATCTTCAAAGAAGGCCACCACCCGAGGAACTTCTGCTGCCTGAACTCGACGAACGCCCTTGAGTATCTTGCTCAATTTGTCCTGATCGATCCCCATGCGCTCTGCAAGTCGAGCTTGTTCGCCATGGCGGCCGCTCAACTTTGCCTTGATCCATTCTGCATCTACAACATCCATGGGTGCAATCATTGCGGATTCCGCAACGACCCTACAATCGCGGATATCGCAACTATATGACTTGCGTTCTACTGCGATATTCGCAATATTCGCGTACATGGAACCTGCACTCACCATTATAGAGCTATGCGGAGGCTTCAAGGCGGTAGCCGAGATGACCGGCCGTGATGAATCTCGTGTCCGGCGCTGGACCTACTCCAAGGAGCGGGGCGGTACTGATGGCCTTATTCCTTCTGACATGGCGAAAATCCTTATGAGGGAAGCGCGCCGCCGGAATCTTCCGCTGCAGCCAGAGCACTTTTTCCCCGCCTCTGAGAATCCCGCCGCCTGATGCGCCGTTCCATCCCGTCCCGATCAAGCGTGCTTGTTCCATGCCTCCAATCTGGGGCCTCGGGCGCCGCTGATCGAGTAAACACCCTCACGAGGTTTTCACGGTGAGAAACAACCGTCCCGACAGCATCCAGTCCGCGATCGCCGCCGCCTACACGGCCAATGGCGGGCTAGAGAACACCGCCTCGGACATCGGCGTCTCGACGGCCTTGCTGAGCCTCGGCACCCGCGTCGACGAGAAGCGGCAGGGCGGGCTCGGGGTCAACTATCTCGACCGGCTCGGCCGGATGCACCGGCCCTCGGCGCTGCCCCTGGCACAGCATTTCTGCGCGCTTGGCGGCGGCGTGTTCCAGCCGCTCGAGGCGCGTGGGCCCGGTTGCCTGATCAGCCTGAGCGGCGATGCGGCCAAGGAGTTCGGCGATGTCGTGGCCTCGGCGCTCAGGGCCAAGCTCAGCATGAGCACGACCGACTGCGACGACACCATCCTGCAGATTGATGAGGCGATGGGGGTTCTGGTGCGGATGCGCGCCGAAGCCGTGAAACAGCGCGGCCGCTGAGGCTGCGTAAAACAAGAAACGACGAGGAGAGCAGACCATGAAGGCATCCACGGCCCCTCGGGCCCGTTTTCCGCTCGCGCATCTCGCGGTCGAGGTTGTGTACGAGCAGGGCAATACACCCTTCTTCGCGCTGGTCGCATGCGAGGCTATCCGGCCTGCCGACCGCAAGCCGATCTTCTCCGGTCCCGTGCCCTCCGACATGCCCGCCCAGCTGCGCGCTCTCGCCGATCATCTCGAGGGGGTCGGCGCATGAGGAAGATCTACACCGATGAGCTCGTGCTGAGCTGGCTCGAGCGCCGACGCACCGGTCAGACCTGCCTCGCTATTGCGCGGACCGACTGCGTCGACAAGCGCGCCGTGCTGGTCACCACAAATTGCGTTCGCGCAGCGGACTTATCAGAATCGGGCGAAGGCCCGGTGCGCGTCCTGGAGGGCTATTGGTGATGAGCATCTACCGACCGATCGACATCACCGGTCAGCCGATGCCCGATGAGCTTCCGATCGAGGATCGCCCTGAGGTGACCTGGATCCCGATCGAACGGCTGGTGATCGACGACCGCTACCAGCGCCCGCTCCTCGAGGCGAACTGGGAGATCATCCATAAGATCGCCCGCAGCTTCACCTGGAAGCGATTCTCGCCGGTCATGGTCGCACCGATCGAAAGCGATCTGTTTGCTCTGATCGACGGGCAGCACCGCACCCATGCCGCAGCACTGGTGGGGCACACGGCCGTGCCCGGCGCGATCAACCATCTCGATCCCGCGGCGCAGGCCGCCGCCTTCGCCGGGATCAATGGCGAGATGACACGGGTTCACCCGATCCAAGTGTTCAAGGCCGCGCTGGCGGCGGGCGAGGCTTGGGCCGTCGAGTGTCAGCAAGTGGTGGCTGCGGCTGGGTGCCATTTGATGACGGTGCAGGCCAGCAGCGAAAAGCGGCAGGTGCGTCAGGTCTATGCGGTGTCAGCCATCCGGCAGATGGTCGAGGCCGGGCACGGCAAAGCGGTGACCCTGGCGCTGACCGCGCTCTCGCGCAGCACCTTCGGGAGCCAGTTCGTCGAGGCCTGGACCAACGAGACGCTCAAGCCCCTGATCGCCGCCGTGATCGCGACACCGAAGGTTCGGCTCGGCACGCTGATCCCCTTCATCGATCACCTCGACCTGGCGCGGATCAACGGCGATGTCGCCCGGCTTCGCATGCAGCCCGGCTATTCGCAGCGCAGCCAGATGGCGCTGCTTACCGAGACGCTGACGGCGATGCTGCAGCGCTGGCACCGCGAAGGAGGCATCCCGTCATGACCATCGACATCCTTGCCGCTCTGAGAGCCGTGGCCAGCCGCCCCGTTCCGGCCCCGCGCCGGGGCGATCTGTTGTCCGATCTCGCCAAGGTGGCCGGCGGAGACCGGCTGCTGCCATCTCCTCCTGCTGCTGCAGCCGATCCGGAGCGGCTCGGTTCGGCGGAGAAGCCCGACCGCTCCAGGTACGGCCTCCGGCAGATGATCGAGGCGCAGGTGGCGGCCGCGAACCGTGACGCGGCTTGCGAAGCCGAGCGCCGTGCGCCATGGGCAGAGAGCTGGTGGAGCACCACCGACAGTGCGGATGTCGCGCATTGCCAGATGCTTTGGCAGGAAGTCCTGCGTCAGTGCTTGATGTCCGCGATCGACGTGCATTTAGGCGCTCGGATCAGCAGCAGCGGCGCCACGACCGCATGGATCGGGTCCCCCGACTTTGCCGTTGTCTGCGATTTGGCCGGTTTTGAGCCCTCGGCCGTGGCAGAACGCCTCCGTGCGCGCCTGCGGGAGCCCAACGGAGCCGAAGCTCTGCGCCAAGAACTCGCCGTTGCCCCGCGTCGCTCGGGGGATCAGGAATGACGAACACCCTTGTGGCATTCGGCCTCGCGGCCATGACGGCAGCCTTCAAAGCCAAACAGCGCCCGCTGACCGAAGGCGAGATCACCGCCTTCACCGCGCGGGCCGATGAGCTCGTGCCCGACGATGCCCTCGCGCAGCAGGCCGTGGCGGCGTTTCTCACGGATCTGCCGATAGACTATGTCGGTGCCGGCCAAGCGCTGCTCGACTTCACCTGCGTCTGGTCGCGCATTCCTACGCCGGAGGAGGTCCAGCGCACCGAAGCCCTTCTGACCGAAGATCTCCCGAGCGGCTTTGATGCCTGGCAGCGCGAGGCCGACCATGACTGAGCGCGCGCGGCATCCTGTCGATCGGGCGGCGCTGGCGGCATTGATTGAGACGTCGGTGACCTACGCGCTGACGCCCGCCCGATCGGATGACGTGCGCAACAGCCTGCGTGTTCGACTGCGGGAGGTGCTCGCGCGCCTCGGCAAGCCCAATGACGAGCCGCTGGCCGAGCCGATAGAGCTGGTGCGTGTGCAGGCGGGCCGTGTCGCCCATGGCGCCGCCGGCATCAGGCCAGAGCAGGCGGACGAGCTGCTGCGGCGGGCGCTGCTGATGCTCTATGCGGGCCGGTCCGACGCGGCGCAGCAGCGCCTGTCCGGCGGGTTGTGAGGCGGGCATGTCGATGATGGATGATACCCGGCTCGAGGAGGCCCGCGCGATCCCGGTCGCTGAGGTCGCGCACCGGCTCGACATTCGGGGGCTGAAGCCGGCCGGGCGCGAACAGGTGGGGCCGTGTCCGGCCTGTGGCGGCAGGGACCGCTTCTCGATCAACCCCGATCTCGGCGTGTTCAACTGCCGCCATTGCGGCGGCGGCGACGGCGTGCGCTTGGTCGAGCTGGTGCTGGCCTGCGATTTCAAGGCGGCGCTCGCCTGGCTGGTGGGCGAGGAGGCCCGCGAGATCGATCCCGAGGTTCGCCGGCAGCGCGAAGAGGCGCGGGAGCGCGACAAGGCCGAGGCCGAGCGGGTGGCGGAGCGCAAGCGCGCCGAGGCCGTCTCGGCCGCGCGCGCCATCTGGGAGGCGGCCGTGCCCGCTGTCGGCTCGCCCGTGGTCGAGTACCTGCGGCAGCGCGGCCTGCCGGAGGCGGTGGCCGCGACCCCGCCGCCCTGCCTGCGCTATGCGCCAGCACTGCCCTACATGATCCCGGCCGAGGGGCGCGGCTGGCAGGAGGTCCATCGTGGCCCCGCCATGCTCGCGGCGATCCAGCTGCCCGGTGGTGGCTTCTCGGCCGTGCACCGCACCTGGTTCGATCTTGACCGGCTGCAGGGCAAGGCGCGGATCGAGCACGCCGGCGAGATTCTCGATCGCAAGAAGAGCCTCGGCTCCAAGAAAGGCTGCGCGATCCGGCTGACGCATCACCGTGCCCGACCGGGTGACTTCGACACGCTGGTGATGGGCGAGGGGATCGAGACCACGCTGACAGCACTGGCGGCCGATGCGCTGCCGGGGGCGGCGTATTGGGCCGGGATCGATCTCGGCAACATGGCCGGCCGCCGCGTGCTGCGCGGCAAGGGCATGAAATACGCCGGCGTCCCCGACCTCGAGGACGACACCGCCTTCCTGCCGCCGCCGTGGATTCGGCGCCTGGTCTTCATTCAGGACGGCGACAGCGATCCGCGCGCGACCCGCGCCCAGCTTCTTTCCGGCCTGCGCCGCGCCCGGGCGCGGATTCGCGGGCTCGACAGCATCTCCATCGTCCATGCGGGCGAGGGACAGGACTTGAACGACATTCTGACGAGGGACCCACAATGACGGATGAGATCGATCCGCTGCGCGAGGTGCGCGACCGTTTCGCCTCGGCCGAGGAGGTCGACATGGGTGATGTGCCGATCGCGGCCGAAACCCCGGACCCCGAGGATGACTCTGTCGACGCGCAAGACCGGGAAGCCGGGCCGTCGAACGATCGCAGCGACCCGACCACGCCCCCGCCGCTGGAGGTCAAGGGGGCGGGCTTTCCACTCAACGATGTCGGCAACGGCCGGCGTTTCGTGCTGTACCACGGCTCCGAGGTGACCGAGGTGAAGCGCGTCGGATGGTTCGTCTGGGATGACACCAGATGGGCGCAGGATGACAACGGGATCGGCGTGCGTCGGCTTGCCCAGTCGGTCAGCGACCGGATGCTTCACGAGATCCGCTTCCTCGCGCTCGACGACTGGGAGCGCGAGCGTCTTGCGGCGCTCCCTTCGGCCGAGGCGGAGGTCCGCCGCTTGCGCGCCATCGAAGAGCCCACCGATGAGGATGAGACCGCGCTCAAGGCGGCCTACGAGAAGGTCAATGCGGCGATCGCGGTGAAGAAGGCGCTCGCCAAACGGCGTACAGAGCACCGGACCTTCGCCAAGTCGACGGGGAACACGGGCAAGATCGACGCCATGCTGACCGAGGCCGGCGTGACGCTGTCAAAGACGCTCGACCAGCTCGACGCGGATCCTCTGGCGATCAACACCGCCTCTGGCACCCTGCATTTCTCGGTGCACGAGGAAAAAGGCAAGCCGAAGCGCGCCAGCTGGGAGATGCGGCCGCATGACCGGGAGGATTACCTGACCAAGTGCATGCCGGTCGAGCACGACCCTGAGGCGACGGCGCCGCTCTTCGAGGGCTTTCTGCGCCGCGTTCAGCCCGACCCGCAGATCCGGGGCTTCTTGCAGCGCTGGTTCGCACTCTCGATGACTGGCGTCGTGGTGCAGAACCTTGTGTTCTTCTACGGCCACGGGGCCAACGGCAAATCCGTCCTGGTCGACCTCATGGCGCGGATGATGGGCGACTACTCTGCCACGGCGAAGATCGAGTCCCTGACCGGCCAATCGAAGCGGGGGGGTGCCGATGCCACTCCGGACCTCGTCCCTCTCATGGGCGCTCGTATGGTCCGGGCCTCGGAGCCTGAGCAGGGCGAGCGGTTGAAGGAGGGCACGATCAAGGAGCTGACCGGTGGCGAGCCGATCCTTGTGCGCGCGCTACGCGAAGATTTCATCGAGGTGCATCCCAAGTTCAAGCTGACGATTTCGGGCAACCACAAGCCGGAGATCCGCGGCACCGATGACGGCATCTGGCGGCGGGTGCTGCTGGTGCTCTTCGGCGTCCAGATCCCCGAAGAGGAGCGCGATCCTCACCTCGGAAAGAAGCTCTGGGAGGAACGCGCGGGCATTCTGAACTGGCTGATCGAGGGGCTGGAGGATTATCTCGAGTTGGGGCTGCAGGTGCCCGAAAGCGTGGCGGAGGCGACGCGCGCCTACCGGGAGGAGAGCGATCCGGTCGGCAGCTTCCTCGATCAGTCCTGCGAGGTCACGGGCGATGCGGAAGCGTTCACCCGGACCAAGGATCTCGTCACCGCTTTCAACTACTGGATGGATGAGCGCGGCGACAGTCAATGGACGCCGCGCACCGTGCAGCTGCGGCTCAAGTCCAAGGCGGACCACTACCGCGACCGGCGTTCCGGGCTGACTTTCACCGAGGGCAAGCGCAGCGTGGCGGGCTATCGCGGCCTGCTCCTGTCCGAGGAGTTCAAGCAGCGGATGGCGGACGCGTCGGGCCAGAGCGGTAGCTACGGCAACTCACCGCCAGCGTCGTCGTCCGGCTCACCCAGTGACTGGGCCCCGGACCCCTATTCATGAGGACAGCCGGGAGGATGGGGAGGATGGAGACCCCGGCGGGAGGATGGCGCGGTAAAGGGGGTGCGGGGGAAAGATAATGGGATCAGCAGCTTGCACCCCGCCGAGGGAGCCAAGGGAGGATAGGGAGGATGATTTCGGCATACGCGTGCGCGCGTGTTTCTGACTGCCACAAGACCGATGAAAAGCCCTCATGCGTATACCGGAAATATCCTCCCTATCCTCCCTATCCTCTACTCCTTCCCTTTTTATCCAACGAATACAGCGATCTGGAAGGGAAGGGGATCAGGGAGGATAGCTTGATGAACCTCCTTTATCCTCCCGTTCCTCCCTGACCCCAAACGACCCGCCACAAGACCTAGACCCCGGCCCAGCAGCACCACCATATATTGAGAAAGATCCGCCCATGTCCCAGCATTTCAGCCTCCTCGGTCTCACCGCGCGCCCCATCACCGGCAAGGATCGGCTCTCGGAGGAGGTAGACCGGGTGCAGGCGCTGCTTGCCCAAGCGCAGCCGCCTGTTGATTGCAGTCCCGAGATCCCCGTCGCGCCCGGTCGGGGCCCGATGCGAGTGCTGCGCCAGTATGAGACCGTGATGACGCCCTCGGGGCTGCGCACCCGGCGCGCCACGGCCGAGGGCTTTCACCCGGCTGCCACCGTCGATGCCTTCGACCGGATGGAGTTGCAGGCGCGTCGCCGCGATCCCGAAGGCCCCGCGCTCTTCACTGTCGCCCAGGTCGAGGCAGGCCGGGTTTATGCCGCGCTGGCCGAGCGGGTCGATGCGGCTGGCGTCAAGTGCTCCTCGATTGAAGGGCAGGGCAAAGCGGGCGATGGCTCGGGGTCCTGGATCGATGCGGTGATCCACGACATCCAGCGCTACCGCGGGATGCTGCGCGCGATCGGTGACGAGGTGGTGCTCTCGCCCCAGCGTCGCCGGGCGGATGATCCCCGTCGCACGATCCGCGCGCGCCAGCTTGTCGATGCTGTCTGTGTGCAGGGCGTGACGATCAACGAGCTTCGCAGGCAGTGCGGATGGGGTGACACACAAAGGACGCGTGGCCCGCTCAGGGAGGCGCTGTGCGGGGCGCTGGATCGCCTTTACGCCCTCTGACAGCAGAAAGGGGCTTTTCGATTAAGCCGACCGGATGTAGCCCTAAGGGCATCATCACCAAGTGCGCCCGGCGGGACCCCAAGCCCGACCGGGCGTTTCCTTTTCCGAACATCGCGAGGCGGACCCATGGGCCGACTGAAGCAGCTGGGCCAGCCGCTCCGGTCTCTGGCGCCGCGCCTGTCCTATGTCGAGCGTCCGAGCGAGAGCCGGGAGCGCGACGCGCGCCATGCTTGGCGCAGCTGGTACAAGACGGCGCGCTGGCAGGCGCTGCGCTGGGAGGTGCTGGTCGAGGCGGCTTTCACCTGCGTTCGGTGCCAGCGGGTCGAGGGCGACACGGCGCTGCTCGTCGCGGACCACAAGATGCCGCATCGCGGTGTCGCCGCGCTCTTCTGGGATCGCCAGAACCTGCAGTGCCTGTGCAAGCACTGCCACGACAGCGCCAAACAGCGCGAAGAACGGCGCGATTTTGGCTGATCCGCGTCAAATCAGACGAAAGGGGAGGGGGGTGTCGAAACCTGGAAGGGTCGCGATCTCTAGACCGGCGCTCTCTCTCACGTGGAGGTTTTTTTCGTGGCTGACGAGATTTTCGACCTGTTCGGCAATCCTGTTCGGCCCGGCAAGGGCCAGCGTGGTCGGCCAGCATATGAGGCCACCGAAAAAGATCGCAATAAAGTCAAGCTGTTGCTGGCGCTCGGGTGGTCCAATGCCCGCGTGGCGGCGGCGATCCCGGTCTCCGAGGCGACGCTGAAGCGGTATTTTAGAGCCGAGCTGAAGGAACGCGATCAGATGCGCGACCGCCTCGATGCCCGGCGCTTCGAGATCGTCATGGAGCAGGCGAACGCCGGCAACGTCGGCGCGCTGAAAGAGCTGACCAAGATGATCGAACGATCGGACCTGATGCGCGCGGGCCAGCGGATGGAGAAGCCCGCGGGCGAGAAGGCCAAGGCAAAGGTCGCGCGCCTGGGCAAGAAGGAGCAGGCGCAGCTCGATGCCGAAACCGCAGGTGCGGGCGACGACGACGAATGGGGAAGCGACCTGCAGTTCCCCGGCATGGTGAACTGACGCCGCCATGGCGCACCATGTGGGCGATGCCTGGGATACCGCGATCCCGGACTGGGAGCAGCGGATCCGGAACCGCGAAAGCCTGATCCCCGATCTGCCGCTGTTCGACGCGGTGGCGCAGAAGGCCCTGCGGATTTTCAAACGGCTGCGGGTGCCCGACATCATCGGCACCCCGACCTATGGCGAAGCTGCGAGCAGTGGGTGTTCGACCTGGTTGCGGCGATCTTCGGCAGCTACGACCCCGAGACAAAAAGACGGGCGCTGCGGGAATTCTTCCTGCTGATCCCAAAAAAGAACGGGAAGTCGTCGATCGCCGCGGCCATCATCGTCACGGCCGCGATCATGAACGAGCGGCCCGAGGCGGAGCTGCTGCTGATCGCGCCAACTAAGACCATCGCCGAGATCGCCTTCAAGCAGGCGAAGGGGATCATCCGCCTCGACGCGGCGCTGACCAAGACGTTCCATGTGCGCGATCACCTGCGCAAGATCGTGCACCGCGTGAGCCGCGCCGAGATCGCGGTGAAGGCGGCGGACACGGATGCGATCACCGGCGGCAAGGCCACGTTCACGCTGATCGACGAGACGCACGAGTTTGCCAAGAAGTCGAGCGCGGCGGCGGTGTTCGTCGAGATCCGGGGCGCGCTGGCCGCAAGGCCCGACGGGTTCCTGATGCAGATCACGACCCAGTCGAAGGAGCCGCCGGCCGGCGTCTTCAAGCAGGAGCTCGACAAGGCCCGCGCGGTGCGCGACGGCGATCTTCGCCTGCCGCTGCTGGCGGTGCTCTACGAGCTGCCCGAAAGCATGGCGAAGAAGGGCGGCTGGAAAAAGCCAGCGACCTGGGGGCTGGTGAACCCGAACCTCGGCGTTTCCGTCGATCCGCAGTTCCTGGCGGACCAGTTGCTGGTGGCCGAACGCGACGGCCCGGCCGCGATGGCGCTTCTCGCCTCGCAGCACTTCAACGTCGAGGTGGGCGTCGGGCTCAGGACCGACAGTTGGATCGGTGCACGGCACTGGGAGGGTGCGGGTGAGGCGGGCCTGACCCTCGACGAGCTGATCGCGCGCAGCGAGGTCGCGGTGGCGGGTGTCGATGGCGGCGGCCTCGACGATCTTCTCGGCCTCGCGGTGATCGGCCGCGATCGGGAGACCAAGCGCTGGCTGCATTGGGCGCATGCCTGGGCCCATCCCGAGGTGCTTGAGCTGCGCAAGGAGATCGCGCCGCGGCTGCATGACTTCGCGACGGCCGGGGACCTGACCATTCTGACGGGCGAGGATCCGACGCAGGATGTCGTCGAGGTCGGGGACTACGTGGAGCGGCTCTTCAAGGCGGACCTGCTGCCCGATAGCGGCGCCGTGGGCCTCGATCCGGCGGGGATCTCGGCGATCGTCGACGAGCTCGTGGGGCGCGGTCTCGACGATGATCTGCTGCTAGCCATCCCGCAGGGCTACCGGCTGTCCCCCGCGATCTGGGGGATGGAGCGCAAGCTGAAGAACGGAACGCTCCGGCACGGGCGCCAGCCCATGATGGACTGGGTTCTCGGAAACGCGAAAACCGAACAGAGAGGCAATGCCGTGATCATCACCAAGGAAACCGCAGGCAAGGCGAAGATCGATCCGCTGATCGCGTCGCTGAACGCGTTCCTACTGATGGCGCGCAATCCGCAGGCCACGGCCCTGCGCCTCGACGACTTCCTGTCTCAGCCCGTGATGGTGGTCTGAGGTGAAGATCGTTGATCGACCCACCTCGATCCCGGCCGTGCCACGGGTCCGCAACAACCTGGTCGGCGGCGATCCGGGCAAGGAACGGCGACTGCGCGCCGACCAGGCAGGGGGCTGGGCTGCGGTCCATGGGCGCGAGAGCAATGCCGGGCGGCAGGTTTCGGTCGAAAGTGCGATGGAGCTGTCGGCAGTCTGGGCCTGCATCCGCCAGACGGCGCAGACGATCTCCGCACTGCCGCTCAGCGTCTACGAGAAGCGCGAGGGCGGCAGCCGGCAGCCGGTCGATGATCGGCTGTCCGAGATCCTGACCGTCACGCCGAATGCGCGCCAGACCGCGATGGAGCATTGGGAGGGGCAGATCGCTTGGCTGCTGGCAAACGGCAATTGCTACGCGGAGCGGATCCACACGGGGCGTCATCTCTCGGCGCTCGACCCCATGCCGGCCGCTCTGGTCGAACCGATCCTGGTCGGTGGTGAACTGCGGTATCGCGTCATGGATCGCGGCCGTGAGGAAACGCTGCCGGCCGAGAAAGTCTTCCATGTCCGGGGCTTTGGCTTCGGCGGCCTGAAAGGGCTGTCGGCGATCCGATACGGGGTCCAGAGCATGGGCGCAGGTCTCGCAGCAGAGGAGGCTGCGGCCAAGCTCTTCGCCAATGGCATGCAGGGTTCGGGTTTCCTGAAGGCAAAGCAGACGCTGTCCCCCGACCAGCGGGTGCAGCTGCAGGCGATGCTGTCGAACTATGCCGGGTCTTCGAACGCGGGCAAGATGATGGTGCTCGAGGCTGGGCTAGAATGGCTTCCCGCGACCCTCAACCCGGAGGACGCGCAGATGCTCGAGACGCGCCAGTTCACGATCGAGGACATCTGCCGGTGGTTCGGCGTGCCTCCGATCGTTATCGGCCACTCCGCCAAGGGCCAGACGATGTGGGGGACGGGGGTTGAGCAGATCCTGATCAGCTGGATGAGCCAAGGCCTCAACCCGCTGATGCGCCGCATCGAGGCGCGCATTCGTCGTGACCTGATCCGCCCCGTGCAGCGGAACGCTTACGCGGAGTGGAACCGCGAAGGCATCCTGCAGATGGAGAGCAAGGCCAAGAGCGAGTTCCTGCTCGGCTTGGTGAACGGCGGGATCATGACGCCGAACGAGGCCCGTGAGAAACTGAACCTGCCGCGTATCGAGGGTGGAGACAGCCTTCTGGTGCAGGGCGCGATGATCACGCTCGACGAGCTGCTGTCCCGCGCCAACGCCCCGCAGGCACCCAGAACCTAGGAGAGACCGATGTCCATCCGATCCCTGCGAGCGGCCCCGGCCGCGCGCCCTGTCAACCTGCGCACCAACATGCCGGTCAGCGCATTCGAGCGCTGGGTTGATAACCTCGAGGCGCGAGAGGAAACCCCCGACGCCTCGATCTCGATCCTCGATGTCATCGGCGAGGATTTTTGGGGCGATGGTGTCACCGTGAAACGGATCTCGGCCGCGCTGCGCTTGATCGGCACGCGCGACGTGACGGTCAACATCAACAGCCCTGGTGGTGACTTCTTCGAGGGCCTGGCGATCTACAACGCGCTGCGCGAACATCCGGCCAAGGTCACAGTGAACATCCTCGGGCTCGCGGCCTCCGCTGCGTCGTTCATCGCGATGGCGGGCGACGAGATCCGCATCCCGAAGGCGGGGTTCATGATGCTGCACAACACCCAAGTGATCGCCGCAGGCGACCGCCACGCGCTGCGCGAGGTGGCCGATTGGCAGGAGACGATGGATGAGGTGCTCGCTGAGATCTATGCGGATCGGTCCGGAGCTGAGCTCAGTGCGATCTCGGTAATGCTGGATGGGCGCGGCGATGGCACCTGGTTGTCGGGCAAGCGAGCGATCGAGGCCGGGCTCGTCGACGGATATCTCGCCGAGGATGCGGCGCGCGAAAGTCAGACTGCGCCAGAGGCCCGAGCCACCAACGCGATCCGCCGGCTGGAGGCCTCGCTTTCGCGCGGGGGCCACAGCCGCGGCGAAAGCCGGAAACTGATCAACGACCTCAAAGCGGCCATGCATGACGCTGGCCGGTCGAGCGGCATGCAAGACGCTGCCGCGAGCGAAGGCCTTGCTGGTCTTCTGGACTTGGCGCGCAATACGAAAGGGACTTTTCATGCCGCTGGATAACACCGAGACCCAGCTCCGCGAGCTGACGAATGAACTCAAGCGGGTCGGCGACAATGTCAGCCGCACCGCAGAGAACGCCATGGCGGAAGCCCGTCGCTCGGGGGAGGTCTCCGATGAGACCAAGGCCACCGCCGACCGCCTGCTGACCGAACAGGGCAAGCTGAACACCAGCGTAACGGCCCTGACGTCGCAGCTCGAAGGGCTTCAGACCCAGAACCTTGAGATTGAGCAGCGTCTCGCGGCGCGCGGCGATGGCGCACGCCGGGATGCCCGCCAGACCCTCGGACAGGCCGTGACCGCCAACGAGGCGGTGAAGGCCTATTCGGGGACCGGCACCGTCAAGATGGAGGTGCAGAACGCCATCACCACGGCTTCGGGCTCAGCAGGTGCGCTTGGCGACCCCTATCGCGACCCCGAGGTGGTCGGACTGCCGATGCAGGAGCGCCGGATCCGCGACCTGATCCCCTCGGTGCCGATCACGGATTCCAGTGCGAAGTACGCGCGCCAGACCGCGCGGACCAATGCCGCTGCGGCCGTGGCGGAAGGCGGGCTGAAGCCCGAAAGCGCGCTGGCCTGGGGCCCCGAAGATGCCATCGTACGGACCATCGCGCATTGGATTCCGGTCTCGCGTCAGGCGATGGCGGACCTGCCGCAACTGCAGGGGCTGATCGACACCGAGCTGCGCTACGGTCTCGACCTGGTCGAGGACGCCCAGCTCCTCGCCGGCGACGGCTTGGGCGAGAACCTCTCGGGTCTAATCACCAACGCCACCGCCTACAGCGGTGCTGCCGAGGCGAAGATCTCCAGTCCGACGCTGATCGACAAGCTTCGGGTGGCGATGCTCGAGGCCACGCTGAACCTCTATCCGGCGGACGGCATGGTGCTGAACCCCGAGGACTGGATGGTGATCGAGACCAGCAAGGACGCGCAGAACCGCTACATCTTCGCGAACCCGCTGAACCTCGCCGGCCCGGTGCTCTGGGGGCGGCCGGTGGTGAGCACTATGGCGATGAGCGTCGACAAGTTCCTCGTCGGCGCCTTCCGTGTCGCTGCGACGATTTATGACCGTGCCGACACCGAGGTGCTGATCTCGACCGAGGACCGCGACAACTTCGTCAAGAACATGATCACCGTTCTGGCCGAGAAGCGCTTGGCGCTGGGGGTCAAGCGGCCCGGCTCGCTGATCTACGGCGATTTCGGCCTCGTCATCTGATCCACCCCATGGGCTGACCGGGGCGGGCGCTTCCGCCCCGGTATCTACTGATCCGGAGATATGAAAATGTCGAAGACCACGATCACACCTCTGGTGCTGCAGTTCGGCTCATATGGCCGCGCAGAACCGCATGTGCCGCTTCAGATGGATTCCGACCTGGCCAAGAAGCTCGTCGCCACGGGCCGCTGGGTCGATGGAAAGTCTGACGTCGCCAAGCGGCGCGAGGCTGCCGCGCGCGCCGTCGCGGAAGAGAAGGCAGAAGTGGAAAAGGCTGCGGCGGAACAGGCGGCTGCAGAGGCCGCCGCCGCTGCGCAGGGTGAGACAGGCAAAGCCTCGACCGACAAGGCCAGGGGCAGCAAGTCCGGCGACGGCGCGGCAGCAAGCTGAGGCACGGGAGATGGCCCTGCTGACGATCACCCCGCCGGCCGAGGAGCCGATCGATCTGAACCTCGTCAAGACACATGTGCGGGTCGACGGGGCCGAAGAGGACGCGCTGCTGCAGGGCTTCATTGCTGCGGCGCGGGCCTCGGTCGAAGCCTACACACGGCGAAGCCTGGTCGCGCGGGTTGTCGAATTTCACCGTGACGACCTGCCGTCTCGGATCATGCTGCCAGCGGCACCGGTCCAGTCGGTCGATGCGGTGTCGATCGAGGATGGCGATGGCGTGGTGACGGGCCTCCCGGAGGGTAGCTGGCGGCTTCTCGGTCACCTGACGCCTGCCTACCTGGTGCCTGCGGCCGGTACCTACTGGCCCTCTGCCGGGAGCAGGATCGAGGGAGGCGTGAGGATCCGGATGACCGTCGGCTATGGCGCAGCCCAAGATGTGCCCGGAGACCTTCGTACGGCCCTGCTGCTCTACGTCGCGCATCTCTACCAGAACCGGGAAGGCGGGTTGCCGGCGGGCGATCGAATGCCGCTGACCGTCTCGGCGCTTTTGGCGCCCCACATCCTCTGGAGCTGACATGGGCGCCGCCAAACTCGATCGCCGCGTGCAGGTTCGGCGCGCGACCGCTTCCGACAACGGCTTCAACTCCTCCCGAAACTGGAACGCGGCAGATTCGGCTGCCGACAATTTCGGGACGCCGGTCTGGGCCCAGAAGACCGATCTGAGCGATGGCGAGCGTTGGCGCGCCGGCGAGGTCGCGGCGCATATCACGACGCGCTTCGTCGTGCGCTATTCGAGCTTCACCGTCTCGATCACTCCCGCGGATCGGATCGTCTGCGAGGGCGATGTCTACGAGATCACGGGCATCAAAGAAGGCGAGGGGCGTCGCCAGTGGCTGGAAATCACCTGCGCGAGGATGGTCTGACATGGGAACGTCGGTAAAGCTCTCGGGCTTTCGCGAGCTTGAGCGCGAGCTGCAGAAGCTCTCGAAATCGGCGGGCAAGGCCACCTTGCGGCGCTCGTTGAAGAAGGCAGCCAAACCGATGGCCGAGGCGATGCGCGACCGCGCGCCGTGGGGCGACACCGCATCGGACGATCTGGCCGAGTCGATCGCCATTTCGACCAAGCTCTCGAAGCGTCAGGCCTCGCGGCACCGGCGCATGTTTCGCAACAATCGTGCCTCGGTCGAGATGTTCGTCGGGCCCGGCCCCTTGCCGCAGGCGATCTACACCGAGTTCGGAACGGCGCCGCATATCAACAAGGGAAAATATGCAGGGTCGCAGCACCCCGGTACGGCGCCCCAACCCTACGTTCGCCCTGCCTGGGACGGGGGGCACGATGCCCTGCTCAGACGGCTGAAGGAGGATCTCTGGGTCGAGATCCGCAAGTCGATCAAGCGTGCCGAAGCGCGCGCCGCGAAGGCGAAGGGCTGACATGGAAGAGGCGTTTCGCGCGCTGCTTCTGGCCGACGCCGGGGTGGCGGCGCTGGCCGGATCGCGCGTCGACTTTGGCGAGGCTTTAGACACCTCCGGCCCCTACGTGGTGCTCTGGGTGATCGGCGATGCGGCAGGCCACACGCTCACCGGCTCCGACGGGCTGACGCGCGGCCGCATCCAAGCCGACTGCTACGCCCTCGGCTACCCCGAAGCCAAGCGTTTGTCGCGCGCCGTGCGCGATGCGCTCGACGCGCATCAGGGCGGTGGCTTCCGCAGCATTTTTCACGACGCGACCCGAGAGGATCGCGAGGGCGGCGGCAACGAGACCAAACGCCCCTACCGCATTTCACTCGATTTCCTGACCCATTGGAGGGCTGACCATGCCTGAGACAAAAGCAGATATTGGCTTCGGTGCCATTTTCGGAATCGAGGGTGACACCCCCGGTACCTACGTGCCGGTTGCCGAGGTGACGGCGATTACCCCGCCGTCGCGGTCGCGTGAGGCGATCGAGGCCACCCACCTCAACAGCCCCGACCAGTATGCCGAATTCATCGCCGGTATCATGCGGGGCGGTGAAGCGGGGTTCACCATGAACTTCGTTCCGAACGCGACCGATACGCTGGTCACCGCCTTCGAAGCCGGGAAAGGCAAATATCAGATCACCTTTCCGAACGGCGTGAAGCTGCAGTTTGGCGGCGTCTTCACCAATTACGAGATCGACGAGATCACGAACGAAAAGATGAGCGCGACTTGCACCTTCCAGCAGTCTGGCAAGGCGGCGCTCGAAGCTGCGGGGGCACCGGCATAATGGCGAACAGGTTCCTCGGAGAGGCCACGACCGAGGTCGATGGCAAGAGCTTCACCCTGCGCTGCGACTTCAACGCGATGGCGCACTTCGAAGACGAAACTGGCATGTCCGCGCTGGAAGCCTTCGAGGCATTCGAAGCTGGCGGCCTCCGTGCGAAGACCATGATCGCGATGGTCTGGGCCTTTCTGCAGCACCATCATCCCGATGCCGACATGAAGTTGGCCGGCATGGTCCTGTCCGAAGATGTCGGTGCACTGCAGCGTGTGGTGGCGGCGGCCTCGCCGACGAAAGCGGAGGCTGGGGATGCGGGAAACGGGCGGGCCCCGCGTCGGCGCAAGGCGAAGGCGGCGGGCTAGACTACCTCGCGATGCTCTCTGAATACGTCGCGGCCGGGTTCGATCCGGCCGCGTTCTGGGGCCTGACCCCGCGGCTCTACCTCGTGCAGATGCGCGGTGCGGGTGAACGGCTCAAGCGCGAGCACGAGGGCCGTGCCTGGCTCGCCTGGCACAGCGCAGCGCTCGAGCGCGCCAAGAAGCTTCCCGCATTGCGGCGCTTCGTCACCGGCCGCGCGGCGCGGCCACAACAGCAATCCCGCGAGACCCTGCAGGCCATGTGCGATGCACTGGCCGCCGCTTGGGGTGCGAAGGAAGGATAGGGCATGGCGCAATCTGTCATCGGCGCGCTGCGCGTCAATCTCGGCCTCGACAGCGCGCAGTTCGAGCGGGGTGCGAAGAAGCTGCCCTCGACGGTGCAGACCATGCGCAAGCAGTTCATGGCCTTGGGGGCAATTGGCGTCGCGGCCTTTGCCTCGATCTCGGCCGCAGCGCTCAAAGGCGCATCCGACATCGACCGTGCCGCGAAATCGGCCCGACGGCTCGACGGATCAATCGGCGCTTTCCGGGCGCTCGAGGTTACCGCTGGCGAGGCCGGCGTCTCGGTCGAGAAGCTCGCCGACGACATCCAGACCATGAACCGCCAACTCGCGAATATCGGCACCTCGGGCAATGCGGATCGCGCGCTCGGTCGGCTCGGCATTTCGGCGGAAAGCCTGCAAGGGCTCGACACCGACGAGAAGGTCGCGCGCATTGCCGATCGGGTGAAAGAGCTCGGCCTGTCGGCGGGCGAGGCGACGACCGTGCTGCAGGATCTGGGCATTCGCAATCGCGAGATGGCGCTTCTGATGATCCAGGGCGGGGATGCGATCCGTAATGCCCGTGCCGATATCGACAGCTACGGTCTCGCCCTCAACAGCGTCGACGCGGGCAAGATCGAGTCGGCAAACGACAAGATCGCCCGTCTTGGCCTGATCGGCCAATATGCGGGTCAGCAGCTGGCTTTGGCGCTGGTACCGGCCATGGGCCAGCTGGCGCAGGCGATGACGGATAGCCTGCGCGAGGGCGGGACGCTGCGCGGGGTGATCGACGGGCTCGTCGGCAATCTCGATCGGCTGGCGGTCTATTTCGGCATCGCGGCGACGGCGCTTGGCGTGCGCTATGTGAGCGCCCTCGTTGCGGCCCGAGCCATGACCATCGCCGTCAATATCTCGACGCTGGGACTGGTGGGGTCGCTCAAGCTGCTGCGCGGGGCGATCATGCGGACAGGCTTCGGCGCGCTGGTCATCGTTGCGGGTGAACTGGTCTATCAGTTTTCTCGCTTGGTCTCTGCGACCGGCGGCTTTGGCAACGCGCTGTCGCTCCTAGGGGACATCGCTGGCAATGTCTGGCGCAACATGGCGACGACGGGGCAGGGGCTTTACCGCATCCTGCAGGGTGTCGCCTCGGGCATCGGTGCGGCCTTCCTCAATGCGTTCTCGGTCATCGCTAGGCAATGGGACTTGGTGCTGAACGGCATGGCGATGCCGTTCAACGCGCTGATGGGTGCGCTAGAGATCGATGCACAGATCGGCGCGTCGAACATCGGCGGCAAGTTCGCTGGCATCGCCGATGAATGGGAGGCGAACGCCCTATCACGCATCAAGGAAGGCGGTGGGCTCTTGGCGGAGGCCGCCGGTGCGCCGCTCGAGAAGCTCGATGCTCTGCGCGCCGCGACTGACGCGGCGAACGAAGCGCTGGCAGGTGGTCCCGGCGGTGATGTGCTGGGCGGCGGTGGCGGCCTCCCGATCAACACCAGCGACACCGGCGGCGGTGGCGGCAAGGAAAGCGAAGCCGCCAAGAAGGCGACGGCCGAGGCGGAAAAGCGCGCCCAGGTGCTGAAGGATCTGCGCGCCGAACATGACAAGCTGCGCGCCACGATCAACATGACCGATCTGCAGGCAAAGATCTGGAACGACACACAGGAGGCGGGCACCACGGCGACGAGCGCGCAGGGCCAAGAGATTACCCGTCTCAACACCGCGATCGACGACATGACGCAGGCCAAGGATCGCGCCTCGCAGATGGCCGACACGCTGAAGCAATCGTCCGGTTCGGCGTTCTCGTCGATTGTCACCGGCGCCTCGAGCGCGAAGGATGCGATCGCAAGCCTCGCACAGAGCCTTGCGAGCATGTTCGCTGACCAGGCCTTCAACTCGATCTGGGGCGCGCTGGCCCCCTCGATCCCCGGCGCGATGCCGCAGGTGTCGCTCGGCTCCAACGCCAGCGGCACGAGCAACTGGCGCGGTGGTCTGACGCGGGTGCACGAGCTCGGCGGGGAGATCATGAACCTGCCGAGGGGAACGCAGATCATCCCGCACGACATTTCTAAGCGCATGGCGGGCGGTGGCGGAGGGATTGAATTGATCCTCCACGCTGCCGAAGGCGTCACCATCGAAACCGTGCGCAACGAGGCTGGGGCGATGATCCGGCAGGCCGCTCCGGGCATTAGAAATGGCGCGGTGCAGCAAGCCTATCGGGGGATGAAAACCCAGCCCAAATCCATGACGGGGATCAGATGACCGACGTTATTGCATGGCCCCCCGTGGGCCTGACCGCGTGGGAGTTGACCCGCTCGGACCCCGTGTCGCGCTCGGTCGGGCTGATCGACGGTCGGCCCCGCACATCATCGGCGCAGCGGTCGCGGCGGCTGGTCACGGCGCAGGTCGCGGGCATCGGCCCCGATCTCGCGGGGGCGGGCTACGTCGAGATGCTGAAGGATCTCCTGGCTGGCGGCGCGAACCTGGTACGGATGGACTGTCGCTCGGTCGGGTGGCACCTAGTGCCATCTCTCGGCTTGCAAAACGGGGTGATGGACTGGCGCGAGGGCGCGGTCGAGCTGGTCTGGCAGGCCGAAGACGGTGCGGTGATGTGGGCGGACGGCCGGGGGATGCACGGGGCGCCTGTTGTCTTTCGCGGGTGGTCGGCGCTGCGGGTCGAGGGCTTGCCGGGGGGCATGACGGTCGCCCGGCCCGGCGACCTGATCTCCATCACGGACGGGGCGGCGACCGAGCGCAGCCGCGTCATGGCGGTGACGCGCTCCGATGCCGTGGGCGTCGCCACGATCCGCACCCGCGACGCCTTCACTTTGTCGGGTCTGGTCTCGATCGGCGGGACGGAAAGCATCGTGTTCGAGGTCGCGGGCGACATGCCGCGGGCGGTGCAGCCGGTTTCGGCAAACTGGTCCTATGATTTCAGTCTGCGCGAGGTGTTCGCCGACGAATACCCCGACGGCTGGACGGAGCGCGACCCATGGCACTGACCCGAGGCGCAACCACGGCGCTTCTCACGGCGCTGGCCGGCCATTTCCACCCCGTGCTGCTCACCGAGGCTGACTGGCCGGGCGAGCTGATCCGGGTCAACACGAACGCCGTGCCGATCACTTGGAATGGCGCGACCTGGCTCGGGGCGGGCAAGCTGGTGGAGTTCAGCGGCCCGGCAGAGCAGGGCGGGCTCGCCACGGCAGACGCATCCGTGCGCGTGGCGGCAACGCTTGAAAGCATGCTGGCCGAGCGCGGCAAGATCATCCGCAACCGCAACATCACGGTCTGGTTCGGCATCACGACCGAGCAGGGCGGCGGCGTTCTCGCGGCAGACCCGGTGGTCATTTTCAACGGCTACTTTGACAGCCGCGAGTTCAGCACCATCCGCGACGGCGAGGATCCGCGGCACGACATGCTCTTGGGCCTTGGCATCGGCCCGGCGGCGCGGGCCTCGGCCTCGATCACCCATGGGCCCGAGGATCAGGAGCGGACCTATCCGGGCGACACCGCAGGGCGGCACGTCATTCATGCGATCAAGCGGCAGGCGAACCCGCCGGTATGGCCCGAGCCGTAACGCCGGAGGCGGCAACCGCGGCCGCCCGCATCCACATGGCGGGGCGGCTGCAGCGCGGCACTCATGACTGTCTCACGGCCGCCTGCGCGACCTCACTGGCGCTCTGGGGCCGCGACCCTCTGGCAGGCGGACCGCCGCGCTACCGGACCTTCACCGCTGCGCAGCGCATCATTCGCGCGGCGGGCGGCATCCTCGCCTGGTCGCGGCAGACCTTCGAGGGGGCGGGGATGCGGCTCACTGACACCCCAGGGCCGGGCGACCTGGCACTGATCGAGACGAGCCGGGCCAAGGGCGGCGCGACCTACGCCCTCTGCATCGGAACCGGCGAATACGCCGCCAAGGCAACAGACGGCCTCGCCATCGTGCAGGGCGAGATCATTGGAGCATGGGCATGGGAATAGAGACCGCGATTGCCGGGGCACTGATCTCTGCGGGAGCGTCTGCCGCCGTCGCGGGGGCCGTGGCCGGTTTCGTCGTGCGGGTGGGCGCGTCCCTGATCTTCTCCGCTCTCGCCAACGCCCTGAGCGGAAAGCAGTCCCGTGCTCAGGACGTGGGCCGTCAGCTCGCGCAGCCTGACACCGCCCCGTCCTATCGCTTCGTCTATGGCGCGGCCCGCGCGACAGGAACGCCGGTCGGAGCGCCCGTGCGCGGCAAATACATCTGGGGGTGCTGGATTCTCAACAGCCGCCCCTCCGATCTTTCGACGGCCAAGCTGTTTCTCGACAAGCGCGAGGTCAGCTTCACCGGCGACCCGTTCAATTTCGCTGGCACGGGTGGCGAGGGCAACACGTTCCCCTTCGTCGGGGAGGACGGCACAGCATCCGTTGTCCGTTTCTGGATCGGTCGCGGCGACCAGACCAGCCCGCCGCAGCAGTTCCTCAATGACGTGCCGTGGGCTGCCGGGGCTGACAGCGAGCTCTGGAAGGCATCGGACGCATGGAAAGGCCGCACCGTCATCTGGATGCGGCTCAACGCCGGCGCGGATCGGAATCGGCAGGAGCGCTGGCCCGCCTCGCCCCCGCTGGTCGAGATGGAGGGCCGATGGTCGAAGGTCTGGGACATGCGTGATCCGCTGCAGAGCTCCGACGACCCGGCGACATGGACGTGGTCCGACAACCACGCGCTCTGCTGTCTCGATGCCCTCCGTCAGAACCCGATCCGGCGCTACACCGACGCGACCCTGCACCTGTCGTCCTGGCAGGATGCGGCCAACGTTGCCGACGAGCTGGTCACGCTCAATTCCGGTGGCACCGAGAAGCGCTACCGTGCCGCTGGCACGCTGATCTTCGCGGATGGCGAGATCGAGGATCAGATCAACCCACTGGTGCTGTCGGGCGCGGCCGACCTGATCCGCATCGGCGGGCAGCTCGGCATCAAGCCCGGGGCATGGCAGGCCCCGACGCTGACCGTCACGGAATTCTTCAGCGACGGGTTCACGGCCACCGATATGGTGCCAGGCGCGGAACTGGTGAACGAGCTGCGCGTGTCCTACCTCAATCCTGAACGGGGCTACGAGACGGCGGACCTGAAGCCCTGGCCGATCCCCGGTGCGCTCACGGAGGACGGCGGGCTACCAGCGCCGCAATCGGTCGAACTGTCGTTCTGCCCCTCGCCGTATCAGGCCATGCGGGTGCGCAAGATCACCGGTCTCAGGCTGAGGCGGCAGGAGCGAATCGAGGGCGCGAGCCTGCCGCCCGAGGCCTTCGACCTCGTGGCTGGTGCCACGCTCAATGTCGCCCTGCCGTCGCCCTACAATGCCCTCGACGGCACCTACGAGGTGGAGAGCATCCATCCGGCGATGGACCCGCTGGGCAACGGCAGCGCGGTGGCGCTGACCATGCCGGCCGCGCTGGTGAAGACCGATGCCACGATCTACGACTGGGCCCCCACCGAGGAAGAGGCGGTCGTCTCCGAGCCCTACGACGGCACCCGCAAGGGCATGCGAGATCCGGGAGCGATCACGGCCCTCACCGGGGATGCCGCGAACCTCAACACCGGGGGTACCGTCATCCCGCGCATCCGCTTCGCCTTTGCCCCGAGCCCATCGGCCGGGGTGAGCGACTACGAGTGGGAGTATCGTCCCACGGCCGAGTTCTGGCGCGAAGGCGGTCGGATCGAGGCCGATGTGCGCGACGGCACGGGCGATGTCTTCGCCTTCACCGGCCCGCTCGCCACGGGCGAGGCCTATGACATCCGCGCCCGCGCGGTCGGCGCAGCTGGCAAATCGGACTGGGTGGAGATCGTCGGCACCTCGCCGACGGTGAGCATCTCCCTCGTCCTGCCGATTTTCGTCAGCGTGGCCGAGACGTCCCCGGGCACGGTCAAGGTTACCTACGAAGTCCCGAACGATCCGGACGTCGACGCGGTGGAGATCTTCGCCGGGCCCGACGCCAACCCGGCCAACGCCGCGCCGATGCGCAACCCGATCTATGCAGCACAGGGCTCCAATGTCAGCGCGTCCGAGAGCGGGCTGATCAGCGGGACCACCCGCTACTACTTCGCGCGTTCCCGCGGCGACTACGCATCCGCCTCCGGCTTCACGGCGGCGCGGTCCTTCACCACCGCCTGATCCCTTCCGCACATCGCATTTCGACCCACCCCGCCTGCGGGGCCCAATCGCTTGGAGTATCCACATGGCAATCACCGTAGGCCAGCTGACCATCCCCACCACTGGCGTAAGCCCAAAGGTTGCGTCCGCCGAGGGGACCGAGGACGCGATCGAGGCGCTGGTGCAGGGTGTGGTCAACCAGCTGGGAGCGTTGGCCGAGAAAAACAGCGTCAACGGCACCGATCTCGACGATGCGGCGGTCTACGGCGCGAAGATCGCCGACGGGGCGGCGACCAACGCCAAGCTGGCCAACGCTCCGGCGCAGACCCTCAAGGGGCGGCTGCTGGGCACGAGCGGCCCTGTCACCGACCTGACCCCGGCCGAGGTGCGCGGCTTGCTCGACGTGCTGCCCTCAAATGAGGCGGCGAGCCGTGCCGAGGGCAGGCTCGCGCGGAACAAGGGGGCGGACTACCCGCTGCAAAAGCGCAGCCGGAACAACATCGTTTCGCCTGCTTCGGCGGTGCTGAACAACCTGCTGCTCGACGCCAAGGTGATCAACGCCGACCCGAAGATGTACTACCGGGTCGCTTACCAGCAGAACAAGGCGTTGCTCGACGGCGAGAACGCCTACGACTGGATCATCGAAGAGGCCCCGCGCGAAGGCTTTGTCGGCACCGGCACCAGCACGGTCATCATCGGCTATCAGGCGGCCGTCTATGGCGCACAGCAGCAGATTGCGCCGCTGGATGGCATCCAGACGATTGTTCTCCACGCTGCGGCCCGGCCCGGGGTTCGCGTCGAGCTGACCATCGACCCGACGGCCTTGCCCGCCGGGAACCTCCCCATCTCATCCCTGACGTCGGACAAAGATGCCTGGTCGTGGGTGATCGATCCGGCCAACTACATGCTGCGGCTCCCTTCTGCCGACGCCTTGGCCTACACGCTGACGCCGACGGGCGACCTCGCTGCGACGTGGCAGAGTGCCGACACCAAATATCGGGTGACGTTGGGCAAGAACGGCTTCAACAGCCTGCCCAACGTCAAGAAGCTGGAAACCGCTGCGCCCGGTGCGTCTGTCTGGTCGACGCTCACCTCGTCCCCGAGCGACTGGCTTCCGCCCCTGATCGTTTCGGCGAGCGCCAACGGCGACGCGGCCCCGTCCAACTTCACCGGCGGCAACCATGGATCGAACGGCGATGCCAGCGGAACGGTCACGGCGCGGAATATCATGCACCAGGTCCGGATCGATGGTGCGCCGGCCAGCTTCGGGGATAAGGGCGGACACGCCAGCCGGATCGAGATCTTCATCGTCAACGAGCTGATGGCCTACAACACCGTCACCGCCGGTCGCTATGTCGTGCGTCAGACGTTCAAGGTGACGATCCGGGCAGGCGCGGTCGAGGTCGTCGCCAAGGTCAAGGCGATCGAGGCGTGCACCGTGTCTCGCGACTACGGCCCGCAGATGATCACCGACGGCTTCCAGACCGATGCGCTGTTCCTCGGCGGTCAGTATGCGGCGCCGCAAGCCTTTGCCGACCCGCTGAACTCTGGCACCAAAGCCGACTATCCCACCGCGTGGGCCGTTGCGCTGCGGTCGACCAATGGCCAGCTCATGAGCTGGATCGATCGCGCATATGGCATCGGGGCGGGGGCCTACGTGGCCAGCACGAACCCGCTGATCTTCAAGGCCACGGACCCGAACAAGAAGGTCTACCATGCCGTCGTCTATGGCGCGAGCCTGCCGCTTGCTGCGGCTCAGGGCTACGAGTGGCGCGGCGGATATGCCCTGCAGGCACCGGGGCTGCAGCCCACGGGCCACCACGTCGCGGCGAACGTGATCCGCGCGGGCCAATCCCACGACGTCTTGGCGGCGGGCGGACAGGACTGGCTGGCACTGCCGGAGTTGGGGTGGTCTTGATGGTCGTTCTGCGCAACACGCCCGGCCCCGTGTGGCACTCCTATCCCCAGCCCGGAAAGGCGGCCTGATCTGATGGCAGAACTTCCTGAAAACCTCGTGGCGCTGATCCTCTCGGGTGCCGGTGGGGCATACGTTCGCGCCGTCTTCGCGCCAGAGCAGAACTGGAAGCGCCGGCTGGTCGAGGGCTCGGCCGGCGCCGTGTCCGCCATATTTCTCGGCGGCGTCCTTGGCCATCTCATCAATGCCGCCACCGGGGCGGAACTCTATGCCTACCTCGCGGGAGGCTTCATCATGGGCGAGGGGGGCATCCTCGCGGTGCAGGCCATTCGTCGCAAATTTCTTCCCTCAGAGGATGCCGACAATGGATAGCCTGATCTCCCTCCTGCATCATGCGGGAAGCGTAGCCCTTGCCATCATCTGCTGGTGGCTCGCGCACCAGAACGGGCAAGCCGATCCGCCGGGCCGGGTGATCGCGGCCGGGTTCTCGATCACCGGGCTGATGCTGCTGGTCGTCGCCTTCGCTCGCGCGACCGGGGACGGGCTGGATTGGGCGATCATCGTCCTGAAGGCGGCCATGATCTGGACATTCCTCGCTGTGAGCTATCGGCGCCACAAGCTCGGCGCGACGAATGATCCTCTGCGGCGACGCCTAGCGGCGCACCAGCCGGGAACCCGAACCCCTCACACTCCAGCCCACCAGCCCGCCTGCGGGCTCCTTTCGCATGGGAGAACACCATGAAGATCAGCGACCGAGGCCTGCTCGAGATATGTGAGCACGAGGGCATCGTGCCCGCGCCCTACTACGACAGCGTGGGCGTCCTGACCTACGGCATCGGCCACACCAAGAACGCAGGCGGCATCGACCCGGCGGACTTGCCGCGCGGCATGCCGGCTGATCTCGATGCGGCCATCGACCACGCGATCGAGGTCTTCCGGGCCGACATCGCGAGCTACGAAGCGCGGGTGAACGAGGCGATCAAGGTGCCGCTCGCGCAGCACCAGTTCGATGCCCTCGGATCCTTCGATCTGAACACCGGCGGCATCTACCGCGCGATCCTGACCCGGCAGATCAACGCTAGCGATCCGAAGGCTTCAGAGCATTTCTTTGGTTGGCTCCGACCGCCGGAGATCCGCAAGCGCCGCACGGCCGAGAAGCGGCTCTACGAGACGGGCGACTACGACCACAACGGCGACGAGGTCGCGGTCTGGCGCGTCGATGAGCGCGGCAAGCTGCGCGGCGTGCTCAAGACGATCTCCGGCGCCGAGCTGCTGGACCGGATGAAGCGGCCCGCCGCGCTCGCGCCGGCACCCACCCCCACGACCACCGAAGCCGAGCTCGTCGCGCAGATCCGCGCGCTGATCGCGGCGCACGACGCTCAGAAAGGAGCATGACCATGAGCAAGGACGAGCATGCAATCGAGGCCGAGATCCAGGCGAAAGGCCTGACAGCCAAGCGCATCACGCCTGAAATGCTGGACGCCGAGATCGCCGACGAGGACTATCACGTCTTCCCCGGTTCATGTCTCACCGTCTGCGCGCTGACGCTGCGCAATGGCTTCACCGTCACCGGCGAGAGCGCCTGCGCCTCGCCCGAGAACTTCAATGCCGATCTCGGTCAGAAGATCGCCCGCAGCAACGCCCGCGAGAAGCTCTGGCCTTTGATGGGCTTCCGCCTGCGCGACCAGCTCGCCGCCTGACCATGCAACTCGGCAGCAAACTGCGCGGGCTCCAAGGCGGGCGGGTCGGCTTCATGTGCCCCGGCTGCGGGACGATGCACCAAGTCACCGTCGAGGGGCAGGGCCGCCCGCGCTGGGAATGGAACGGCGATGCCGACGCGCCGACCTTCTCGCCTTCGGTGCTGGTGACGTGGCCTGACCCTGACGCGCCCGGCGCAAACCTCGCGACCTGCCACAGCTTCGTCCGCGACGGCCGCATCCAGTTTCTCGGCGACTGCACCCATGCGCTCGCCGGGCAGACCGTCGACCTCCCCGATTTCTACCCCGCTCAGAAAGGAGCAAACCCGTGACCGACTACAAATCCGTCTTCGCCTCGAAGACCGTGTGGGCTGGCATCGTCGTGGTGCTGGCGACCATCGCTCAATTCTTCGGCTACGAGATCAGCGCGGCAGATCAAGCCTCCATCGTCGTCATCCTGACGCAGGCCGTCACCCTGATCGGTGGCATCGTTGCGATCTACGGGCGGATCACCGCCACGCGGAAGATCGACTGATGCCCGCCCGCGTCCTCTCCCTCGATCGCTGTCCCGGCCCTTGCCCCACGACGGCCTGACCCCTCGGTCCGGCCACGCGCCGGGCTGACCCTATCCCCCCGACCTCATCACCGAAAAGGAACGCCCCATGGCACTCCAAGCCTCCACCGCCGTTCGCAACGCCATGCTGGACGCCATCGAAGCCACCGTCGGCGCATCGCCCACGCTCGAAATCCGCTCAGGCGTGGTCCCGGCCACGACCGGCACTGCGGACAGCGGCACGCTGCTCGCCTCCATGGTGCTTCCGGCTGACTGGCTCGCCAACGCCGCCACCGGCTCCAAAGGCCTGCTCGGCACGTGGCGCGATGCCTCCGCCGACGCGTCCGGCACCGCCGCCCACTACCGCATCAAGCAAGGCGTGACCACGCATCTGCAAGGCACCGTGACCGCGACCGGCGGCGGCGGCGACCTGACCCTCGACAACACCAGCATCGCGGTCGGACAGGCCGTGTCGATCACCGCCTACACCTTGGCTCAATCGGGAGCCTGATATGGTGAGCCCCGTCGCAGGGCTGACGCTTACGCGGACGCACCCGGCGGGGGCCTTCGCCGCCTACACGGCGACCGAGCGGACGCAGCCCGTAGTTTTCCGCGCCCGCGGCGTAACCATCCCAAGCGTCGATACTGCCTACCTCCTGCTGGAGATGGGTGCGACCGGCGCGGGCATGGGCGTCTGGTATCAGACCGGCGTGATCAAGGCCCGCTGTGGCTCGGGTGGCGGCTCCACCTCGAACACCGACCACGCCTTTGCCGAGTCTGCTGTCACCAAGGGCAGCACCGTCGACATCACAGTCGAGTTCGATCCCGCGAACCGCCGTCTCCGCATGTGGTTCGGTGAGGCGCTGGTCGGCAACGCCACGTCGTCCCAGGCATTTGCCGAATGGGCGGGGGGCGATGCGGCTGGATACGGATCGACGGGCAGCTCCACGCCAACGGGCGTTCCGACTACCTCTTGGCCCAGCCCCCTCCCCAACGCGCTCGAAGCCTACGTCAACCAACGCTCCACATGGACCGAGGGCGGCGCTGCCGAAATCACAGGCAGCGGCAGCGGCGGCTTCACCACGACAGGGAGCGGCGCAGGAAGCGTCCAAGCGACCGAGAACGCGGGCGCGGGGGCGGGTAGCTTTACCACCGGCGCCACCGGATCGGGCAAGGCCGACGTTTCTGGAACGGGCTCCGGGGGCTTCACCTCGACCGGCTCGGGTTCGGGCGCGTCCGAAGCGGCAGGTACCGGGACCGGGGGTTTCGACACCACGGGCAGCGGCACCGGAGTCGCAGAGGGCGCAGGCGCAGGCGCCGGGGGCTTCGACACCTCCGGCACGGGTGAGGGCACCGCAGAGCAACCGGCAGGCTCGGGGAGCGGCTTCGGCAGCTTCGACACCGATGCCGGCGGCGCGGGGTCCGTCGGCGTGGGCGGGACCGGCTCTGGCGGCTTTGACTCCACGGCGAGCGGCGGCGGTACGTCTGAGGTGTCGGGAAGCAGTGCCGGAAGCTTCGATGCCGAGGGAACTGGCGCTGGCGGCGCTGAGGTGCGCGGCACCGGAGCGGCCGGGTTTACTTCAGCGGGGACAGGGGCGGGCGGGGTCGCCTCTTCCTTCGAGCCCGCAGGCCTCCCCCCGCTCTCCAGAACAATCGTTCCAGCGTTTGAACGCCGCGACATCATGGCAGGTAGCAACGTGACTCAATGGCCCAACAAAGATCCCGATGACATCCTCGACTATGCCATCGACTGGAGCGATTTGATCGGGGACGATACCATCGCCTCGCACGAATGGGTTGTCCAGGACGGCATCAAGCTGGATCGGTTCGAGCTGTCGGGCAATGTCGCAATCGCGTGGCTTTCCGGTGGAGTGGCCGTCCGCTCCTACCGCATCACGTCACGGATCACGACCGCTGCTGGAAGGCGCATCGACCGTTCGGCCAGCTTGCTGGTGGTGCCGCGATGAGCCGCTTGAGCGAGGACGGGGCCGAACGCCTCCGCGCGTCCAACAAGCGCCGCAACCGGCAGGAGGCCGTGATGACGCTGGCCTCCTGCACCCGTGCCAAGCGCGTCCAGTTGTTGCGGCAATACGGCTACAGCCGAGACACCGCCAACGCCGCGACGGACGTGCTGGAGCTGATGATCAACACGCTGGCCTATGGTCGCCGTGCCGCGCCGCTGTCGGGCAAGGCCGAGGACGACGACCGAATCGAGTAGAACACGGGACAGTAAGAGTGGGGGCAGCGAGGGAGTCGCCCGCTGGAGAGATCCGGCGGGCGGGGCAAGTGCAGCAGGCCGCACATTCTGGGCGCGTCGGCACTGTTCGATGAAATCCGTGCAGAGCCGGGGTTCGGAGAAGTCCCCATCGTGATGAGCGAAATCGGCATGGCGCTGGGACAGGGGAATGACGCCAACGAACAGCACTGGTCGCACTGGACTCTAGCATGCCACGAAAGATAGCCGCACCCAGTTCCTTGGTAACTGCCCCATACGCCCGCGGGCCAAGCCGTTAAATCGCGGTTAGTCATTGTCTCGACTGATCGAAAAGCCGTGTAATTTGCATTGCAGGCCACACGTCAAAGTGCAACGATACTAACGTTTAGGTGGAGTTGAGCTATGGCAACGTACATGATCGGGTACGATCTGAATCGAGAGGGTGTTGGGTACTCTGATGCCAATAGGCGGTTGACTGAGAAGATCAAGGAGACATTTACTTACTGGTGGCACCATTTGGACTCGACTTGGATCGTCAAGTCCGACCTGACTGCCGTGAATATCCGCGACACGCTCAAATCTGTTCTCGACGCAGATGACGAGTTACTAGTGGTAAAGCTTTCAGGAACGGGAGCTTGGAGCGGTTTCAGCGAAAAAGGGTCGAGTTGGTTGAAGAACAACCTCTGAAGCCAAGTCGATAGACGCCATACTCTCGTGGCTCTCTTTCCTACTATGCCCAGTTCTGCGGCGAGTTCTTTTCCTGTTTCAGTAGGGCATTTCAAGATATTCCGGCAGCAGGCGTCGCGGAGCACTCAGCGATCGAGTGGGTAAAGAGTTGCCCGCCAGTATTGGCGGGCAACGTTAGTAGGATGTCATTGTGGTATTAGAAGCTAGCGACCAAGCTTTACGATATTGTGGTGTTCGTAGATCTCGGCATCTATTTCACCAGCGGTCACTGACTTAGATGCCATTTTATCTCTTTCACTTATGGTGCGAAGCTTCACCACACTTTCATTTGCAGGTAGGGCGCGCAGTGGGTGATGAAATGCTTCTTCCATGGCATGAAGGGGGAAGGGGAGTTCTCTCAATAAATCGTCAAATAGGTGACTATCTGCGGCACAAATAGCCTCGACAGCCCTGCGTAACATCCTTGTGCGCTCTAACGGAAGGATATCGTCCCAAGGCTCTCCTAGCGAGCTCATGTATCCTTTCTTCGCAGCCTGCTTCCAAAGAGATTGCGACTGCTCGTCAGAAACTAGGCCCAAATCTTTTGCCCTAATGATTTGGGCGGTAATTGAAATGCCCCATTCTCTCTTCAGTGCGGCAAATTCGTGTAAACTACAGCTATGCACTTCGCGAAGGAATGAAGCTCGCGGGAAAAGGAAAGCTGCGGCAAACCGATGAGCTTGGTTTTCAATCAGCTTATTCTTATGGGAGGTTTTGAGGTCTGCTTCCGTAACGCCTCGGTGCATTAGTAGATGGCCTAACTCATGCGCAAGGCTGAAACGCTGCCGCGCCAAGCTTTGTCGGTATGTGTTTACGCCAATAATTGGTCTTTCTAGAGACCGAGAAAAGTAAGCAAAGCCAGCTTGCTTGGGGTTTTCGATTTCAAGGGCAAGAACTGGAATGCCGATGTTTTCCAGCGCTAAAGTAACATCTTCAATTGGATGAATGCCAAATCCAAGATGAGAACGGGCATTCTCCGCAATCTCTTCAATGGTTTCTTCGTCCAGATTGTACCATTCTGGGGTTTGAACTGTCGGAAGCCTGTAATCAGGGAACTCCACAAATCCCTCAAGCACATCAAACGCTTCAATCACCCATTGAAGTAGCTGCGTCGTTTTTTTCTGAGATTGAAGAGTGTCGCTGCGCATTGCGCGCCAGAAAACCTGCCCTACCTGTTCCTTCCAGATAGGGTTGAAGAAAAACGACACCGGAACGTTTAGTCTACCCGCCAGGTTGGCGATTACGGGATCAGTTGGCTTACCCACGTCGCGCTCATAGTTGCTGACTGACTGCTCACTAAGCCCACATTGACGAGCAAGCTCGCGTTTGGTGAAACCAATGAACTCGCGAGCTTGCGTCATTCGTGCGGCCTGAAAGCGGGGATTCCCGAGTTTCGGCACTCTAGTCTCCATTATTACTTGTACGACGCGCTTTCGTGCGAGCACGGAGAGGCGTCTTGACCGCGTCTACTTGACGACGGGTTTGGCTCTCGGCTTCGTTAGGCGCTACGAATCGACGCCAATAACCCTGCCCGAGAATATCTGCAAACAGCAGGCGTTCGTCCAGTTCGGCGTTAGGAATCATGAGGGCGAGTGATCGAAGGTCACAGTCGACCTTCGCTAGGGTTGTCAATGGTACACAGTGCTGGACGATACAGTAGGTCGTGTCTCGAGGGTCAAGGCGGTTCACCTTTCTACCCCCGAAGGGCAGCTCCAACTGCAGCAGAGCATGTTGATGCCCCGATGCGAGCGAACAGCGAAAGCCAGCCTTACCCGGCAGTTTGGAAACGAAGCTCACTGCCTCAATCCCAAGCACAAGTTCTCCAAACTGAACGAAGGTGGCGTAGTGGCCACCTCCGATGTGTCGATACTCGAAAGGAACTTGGTTACGCTGAGCGACCGCCAAGAGGGCACCGTTGCCGAGTAGCCGCCTATTGCGAGCCATGCGATCAAGTTCGCACTGCTTTTCTTCTGATGAGACTGGTGGCGATCCGATGCCGCGCGGCTCCATCACATCACGCCAAGCCTTCTCAGCACCCCATCGGAGCTCGTCTTCTAGTCCTTGGACGAACTCCTGAGGCAAGTTCTTCGCTACAAGTTGCTCAAGGCGCTTCTGTTGGTCGTGCACAGACTGTTCCTAGTGGTTGATGTTCGGTATCAAGCATAAGGGAGTAAACCTGTAAAAGTATCAAGCTAAAAATGGCCTCATCTTGTTCGCAACCTGTAGTCTTACTGAAGGCCATACTGACGCGCTGGCTACGGACGATAGAACGCATGCCCGTACTTGGTGCACAAATAGATGCACATTATGGTGCACATATGACGGACGGATGTATAATTTACAGTGGCTTAAGCCTCTTCGTCTGTGAGGAGTAATCCCTCTCGCTCCGCCATTCACGAACAAAACTGGGCACCGCCGAGGGTGACACCGCTCCACGCATGGCCCATTTCTCTAGCAAAGATGTTCGGCCAAGGATTGCGATCCTATCCTCACCTACTTTGATCTCATCGACCAGTGATCTGATCACTGCCTTCCGCTTCTCGATAGAACGGTCCTCCAGCGCGGCGGTTGCATGCTCGATGAACTCAAGGACCCTCTCATGACTGAGCTTCATCTCTGGAGAGAGTTCCGCAGCGACCTGCTGTAACTCCGCTTCGGCTTCGGCCTTTGCGCTTCTGGCGCTCGTGAAACGTTTCCGGAAATCGTAGTCGGTATTGCTGACAAGACCATCTTCAACCAACTGGTAGAGACGATCGACTTTCTTGTTCGCTTCGAGAGCCTTCTCTTGTCGAGCAGCAAGCCGACGCTCCAGATCGAACTGAGACGCTTTCTGGCGACTCATAAGTTCACTTAGGAGGGCCGTCACTGAGGTGCTCCCCGATCCCTGGACAGGATCTGGCGCCTTCTAAGCTACTCTTAGCTCCTGCTGATCGGGTTGGATGGTGGGGTTTCTCTGCCAGTAGACCACTGCTGGCGGCTGGCCGCCATGGGCAGAATGCGGGCGCTTTCGATTGTAGAAATCGATCCAGTTCCTGAGTCCCGCCCGTGCCTCAGAGCCGGTCTCCCAGGCATGCAGGTAGACGCACTCGTATTTCAGGGTGCGCCAAAGCCGCTCGATGAAGATGTTGTCGAGGTAGCATCCCTTTCCGTCCATTGA